CTATGGGGGATCCTCGGCGGGCTCCATCGCCTTAAAAAGGTGACTTAGTCCGGACAACCTGCTTTGCGGGTTTTCAATAATCTGCTGAACGTAGTATTACCACTTCGATTTGAAATTTTCTAATCGAGGTAGTGAACCCTTCACGAGGACAAGATTTTGTCTCCAATGAAGAGTATCTAACAATTCAGCAGCAGTCTTAACTTTTAGACTTTTCCAATCGCGTGGACGATTCTGATTCAACAGATTTTCATAAAATCTGTGAACCCGTTTCGAAACCAAGCGTAGTGTGGGAACCGAAGGTGCAGACGGAGGTTCTGAAAACAGAACTTCTTGTCTGAAACTTTGTTCAACGTGGTCAAGGGATTCCTTTATAGGAAACCATTTCACGCCAGACAGTTGCTCACACGCCCATTTAATCAAATCATATGCTTCCCAGTCTCCTTCTTGGATTGACTGTCCGAATAACATATAATTGATTTGGGCCACGTCCACCCACTTCGCGCGGTCATCAATGTTTAAAACATCTGTGACCGCCCGGAGGGATGCTATTGTAGTGGCTTGATACCGTTTTTCAAAAACGCTATCTTGCCACGAGGTATATAACCTCCTAGCTTCGGCCTCGTGAAGATTAACTTCCGATATGGTCCAAAGACTAGACAAAGTTCTAAATTCTAATATATATCTAATATTTTGATCCATTCGGATCAAAACATTAATACCTTTTAGAAAGAACGGACGTGTATGGAAAAGTCCTCTAGAGTCAGGGTGAGAGAATCCTAAACCCCCAAATTCCTTAGGAATATAGGGAGGAAGGTCTAACACCTTGGCTTTAGCAATGATCTCATAATTGCAGTATACGGAAAATAACCGGGATGCAACTCGAACTCTATCAATCCAACGCTTCTCAGAGAAAGGCATTTGGATGTAAGTAGTTTGAGTTGTCATCGCGGTACCGCGACCTGACAAGGAATTCTTCTCTGAAGGGCCCCTATTGGGGCCCCTCGGAGGAGGGTCCTTGGCAGTAAGTGATTTGATGAACGGCGTTCTTATTCTTAAGAACGTATTCTTCTGTACACCTGGAACTGAAACCTCAACCCACAATTGTTCAGTGAACTGAACACAGTGGTTTGAGATGACATCTGTTCCGCTAGAGAGTTGATATCCAGAACTTCTCAAAGAAGTTCTAAATGCCAGCTCCGTTTCGACGTTAGATCCAGAAGTTGCAGTATCGTCTCCACAGACGACAATATTCCTCCTAATAGGGGGAATTGGACTCAATCGAAGAGCTCTTTCGAGATGAAAGAGTTGTCCGAGACAAAGCAATACCCACGAGTGAGGCATTCCCATTGGGACGCTCCGCTTCGTAGTAAATGGAAAATTCTCCGCAACAATCTTGTCGTCTAACCACACCGGTGGTTCAACGATTTGAGGGCGAAGAAGAACGTCGACTAGCACAGTCGCATTTCCTA